TCTAATTACTCCTTTAAGATGGAAAACCCATTAATTTCTATTGCTTAAATACTGCTCTATATTGATTCTACTAAATCGACTACTTTTTTACAAGCGGTTTTCTATTGCGCTGTGAATATCTTTGCGCTTATTTTTTTTATTTTTTCAGTTGCTTTTATTTTGGAACTCATTTGGAACTCACAAGCAAAAAAGCAGGCTGACTAAACCTGCTTTTTTTAGCCGTATGTAATAGTAAGAAGATAATTGAGATACCGAAATGGAAACAAATTCAAACCAAACCACACATATATTATAGCATATGCTTACAGCAGGTGCAAATAATATAATTATTGTCTTTCCTTTGCTCTCATTTGAGCTACCCATAAGTCAAGAACTTTTCCGCTAGGAGCATCAGGATCACACATATAAGCTTTAGCAATCTTGACAAGTGTTCCGGTATCGCCGCTAAACGCTGCTCCATAATCACTATACACCATGTTCAGCACATAATACCAATCAGCTTTATGCTTAATATTATGTTGCTCTGCTAGTTGATTAGTCTGCTCATAAGTCCAATGCTCACCATTAGTGCCATCTGTGTTCTGCATTTTGCTAACAGCCAACTTTGCAAGTGCTTCATCAAAATGCGGACCATAAGCAACGCAGTGCAGGTCATATAACGTGCGATAAAAAAGGTCTGGGCAGTGCATTTTAAGCTTTTCGAGGGCACTGCAAACAATTTCTTCCATTGCTCTCTCTTTTGTATCGTCACCTATAATCTTATTCCAATAATCTTTGTAGGAGTGCATAACAACACCCCCTTACGCCAATTTAACAACACTAATAGCTGCTCTGTTGATAGTTGCTGCCGCCGTTGCCTGTACCTGCAAGCTAGTTGTATTATTCACAGCGCAGCAGGACGGACGCACACGAACCAACGTGGTAAAGGAAATATTCACAGCTGTGTCAGCAACACCAGTAACAATGCTTTCCGCACCATTAATAACAGAAGATGTGCTTTCCGTTGTGCTTAAAAGCTGTAAGCCTACATTACCAGCAGCAGCAGGAACAACATCAGCATTTACACTGACAAGGTATAAACCACGAATAAGGCTAACACTAGAGCTACCAGCAGGATGCTTAATAGCAACGCCAGTCAGAAGATTATTTATAGGAAAGCTAACAAAAGCATTAGCTGCAACAGACTGAGCAGCAACAGCCGCAGCGTTCAAAGAAGATTTTTCGTAGCAAATCATTTATTTTCACCTCTTTACGCAATCAAGGTATTTTCTTGATACCTTTAAATTTTATCGTTTTTTAAAGCAATAGGGACGGCTTGCACCGTCCCTAATACAGTGCAGTTAATGCACATAACTTATTTTTAGCCTACATTATAAGCGCAGCCACAAGCACCAGCTACATTGGCAGCGACACTTTGATACGGACTAGACGTAATATAAGCAGGTTGAGGATAAGGTCTCAGCGTACCGATAAGGTTTGCACTCTGAGCCTGTTGAGATAATTGGAAATTAGCGGTCTGCAAATCCCTATCTCTATCTGCAAGTTTATCTCTCAAATCTTGAATCTGATTAGCTACCATAATTGCCCTGGTCTTTTCTCCGTCCTCTTTGACGGCGTTTACGATAGCACAAGTATTTTGTGCATTTTCGTAACGTACTGCGTCAATATTTCGGTTAGTTTCGTAACCAAGAGAAGCAATAGCTTGTTTTTGCTCGCAGCAGCATTGCTGAGCGGCGAAACGATTTTGTGCAATCTCGCTGCCGAGCTGATAACCAGTCTGCATAATGTCTCGCTGAACACCGTTAAACCCATTCAGCATAGTGCTGTTCTGAGCGTAAAAACCATCACATAAGCCATTCTGCACACCACGAATACCGTCTTTAATATCCTGCATGGAAAATTGGTCTGCAATCTGATCACGTGTCATGCTGCCATTAGCAAAAATTTCAGCACCCATGTTACCACGGTTATTCCAATTACCGCCCCAGCCACCCATAAGAGCAAACAGGACAATAATCCACATAAACCACATACCGCCGCCCCAGCAGTCACCATAGTTGTTGTTTCGATTCATATCCATTACCGGAACAATGTTTGTACCTTCCATAATTTTTTCACCTCCGAGAAATATATGCAAAGCTTCATTGCGCGCCTATTGAAGCTTTAAGCCAAATTGATTTAAAAACTGATTAAGCTGTTCATCATTCATGCCTTTTTGTTTGGCAAGATTCCTTACAATATTTTGAATCTGTTCAGGTGACTTTCCTTGCCCCATCTGCATCGCCCTACTCATTAGCGGATTTTGTCCTGCGAACTGTTGCATTAGTCCCATTGGATTTCCTGCCTGCTGTACCATCTGCATCATCTGGAATATGTTCATCATTCGTCATTCCTCCAATCTGCTCTTCGAGCTTTTCAATGCGTCTTTGCAATGCCAGCACTGTGTTATTGTCAGCGTAGGCAGGAGCTTGCATACCACCGTCCTGCTAAAGCTGATAAACTCTAAAAATCGGCAAGCCGTCCATGCCTATAAGCTTTTCATAAATTTTTCCTTCGGCAGGAGCAGGAAAATATGTACTCGTTCCGTCAAGGTCAACTTGCGCTGCTCGTGCTTCTTCAATGCTTGTAACAGGTCTGCCTTTAATTTGCTGTACAGGCTGATATGCATTTGGCTGTGCAGGGGGCATCATTGCAGGCATTGGTTGTTGATACATTTGTTGTTGCTGTTGCAGATTAGCTAACCTCTGTTGCATCTGCTGTGTAGCTCCATAAGGATTGTAATAATTTCCGTACATCTTTATCACCTCACCTATATTTTAAGTGGTAGCAATAAAAACAATCCCTAAAGCTAAAGACACATTCTCCTATACATTCGGACATAATTTAGACACGATTCAGACAGCAAAAAATGAGCAAAAAAAAATAATCCCCATTAAGAAAAGCTTTTACACTTCTCTTAATGGGGATTACTTCATTTAGAAAGCACTCGATTAATAGCCTTATACGCAGTGCTTATTTCTCTGTCAACAGTTTTAGTGGAGATGTTCAGCTCCATTGCGATTTAGTAATTCATTTTGCCGTCAACAAATTTCATCTCACAGATTTTCATTTGCCGTGGCGTTATCTTCGCTTCTTGAAGCACTGCATAAAATGAGCGGCGCGAGCTTTCGGTCATCCATACCCTCGCGCTTTTTAGCAGTTCTCTCATTAAATCACCTTTTTAAAACATAAGCAAGCAGTGCAATCAGACCGATGTTGGCAAACAACATTCCAGCCATGATATAAAACTGCTTATCAATAATTCTTTTGTTTTCAGCAAACAACATTGTTACCATACCAGCAGGCAAAACTTCCTGCTTAATATTTTCGTTATCATTCATCCTATCACCCCATATAATATATTTAATAAATATATTATATCACATCGACAAACAGACAGTCACTAATAAATCAAAGCATAATAAAAGCGTCCTGCTTTCACAGAACGCTCTAATGGATATCGAATGAAATCCACCAATCAACAGTTTTAAGTAGGAAGGAATTGCACCTTCATAGGCTATATCCGGCAGTGTTCGACTGCCCCACATTCGCTAACTCGTGGACTCTGCTTTGTGATTAAACACATAAAACCGATAAAGTTACAATATTGCGCACTACCATAACTTTATTCGAATGTTAATAATAACACTCATTACATTTATATTATACCACAGCTATTTTCATTTTGCAATCGCACATGCAAGAACGAACACAGCACACCCTGCATACAAGTTACGTTGATGCTTAATTCCTCTCGTTCTCTTGCGTTCTAACTCCATTTGCTCGATCAACGTCTTGTATAATGCCTTGCTGTCGTCTAACGATTGTTTGGCATTCGCTAATGAGTTTTTGGAGCTGTTCAGTGCTTTCCTCGTTTCGTTTAGCTGTAACCTCGCTTCTGCTAATTGTTGCATCAGCTCGCTCGACGTGCTTTTCTGCGTCGCTAACATATCGCTCGCTATCTGCAATTTCGCTTCTAGCAGATTCGTTTCTTGCTTTAAGCTGTTCCACTGTTCCAGTGATATTGTTATCTGCTGAGGTGCCGCTTCTGCCGTGCCACCGCCAGTACATGTCATTACATATAAGGAAAATCCCAGCAACAATAAGACCAATCTTAACAGCTTTATCGATTTTACGTCTTGTTTCATCTTTCATTATAACCTCGTACGATTAATAAGTAAGCTTCGCCTACAAGCGACGGTTGAACGCTCATAGGCGAAGTGCTTTTGCGCAATTTACGCCTTCTTGTAGATATTCAGGTTAAAGAGCAAAGTAATGATGCAGTGCGCCAAGCGTGAAGCCTATAATAAGGCCAGCCAAAAATTTTTTGTCAGTCACAAAAGATTTTACCGTTTCCATTGTATCACCTCCAATCATTATAAATGCGTCACCGACTATTACGCAAAAATTACCAGAAAATGCTACACGTATAGGAGAGAATAACTAAACCTCTTGTCGGTGACTATATCTAAAGCATGAGCTTTAAATCATCTTCCGTTTCCTGCTTTGCCATATGCAGGAATACCATAAGGAGTAGTAAGGTCAATACCAGCAACATACTCATAAGTAGTTTGCGCTCTGTTGGCGTAACCTGCTCTGTACATCTCGCCAACATCAGCTGCAATCCAATAATAGCTTTTAAACAGGTTATAGAGTGCTTCCAGGCTACGCAGGTCGACACGCTCAAAGCGATTCTCCAAGAAGCGCTTTACAACATAAGTGCTAGTCGGGCACCACATACCAGCATAAATCAAACAGCGTGTATCATCCAATGTCGGCACCTGTTGAAGCACTTCGACATATTGCAGGCAGTCACGTGACAACTGATCTAATTGCGCCTGCTGCCCTGCTTCACTTCTCAAAAGCTCTTTAAGCATCGGCAGTTCGCCGCTTGCCTTAATATCAATATAAGTGCGGTCTACATACTCTGCGCCGCCGGGGATAGCTTTCAAAAGCTCGTTGGCTCTATTGCCTTCCCATTGGCTCACGCCGATTGACGGATAATCATATGCAGTGCTTTTTGTCACACTGTCATAGCCGCCTTCGATTCCGGTTTTAATTAAACCTTTTGCAATTTCTCTTGCAAGACTTTTGTTCCAGTCCATAGCTATCACCTCACTCACTTTTTAAGCAGCGGTTAGAATCTTTTTTGTATACGTCCTCATACATTTCTTGCTTGTCGCCGTTGTATGTATATTCAGCATAAATACCGTCACCGCTAACGGTCGTTGATAACAACGCCTTGTAATTCTGCAACGTCTTGCACGCCCAAACCACAAACACATTCTCAAGCGTAATATGCTCTTTGCTATTATGGTTGTACCACTCTACTAATTTGTTTTTACACACGGATTCAAAATGTGCCATACCTGTAATAATCATTATTATCACTCCTTTAATTTCACTTCTTGATTTCACATTTTAGTTGTTTTGTTAACTTCTTCACTTGAAACTTTAAAAGCTCTCGTTTCAATCGCTTTATTGCCAAGTTGGACCAGAAGCAGCGCTACCATGCCCAGCGTGCAGCTTTCGTAGTTGCCCCAAGTTCTGGCCCAAAAAGCAAGCCATAAAGTAACCAGCACCCAAACGGCAAAGCCTATAACAGCACAGATTCTGCCAACGCTATAGGCGTTGTCGTTCTTCTTTAGCATATTAATTATTTTACGCATGACACTTACACTCCTTGCATTTTTCATCATGTACTTTTAAATCATAGTTAGGCAGTTCATTTAATTGCTCCATCAGACTGTCAATCACGCCATTATCGCCCAGCGCCTCGTAGCTCTTGTAGCAGGCATCTATGCTTTCTTTTGCGTATATCGGAATCCATCCTTTATCCTGGACATAATGATTATAAGCCTGGATAATTCTGTCACGCAGAAGAGCTTGCAGTCCAGCCTTTAGAGCATCATTTTGTTTCTTCTTCTGCCGATACATAGTAATCAGTAGCGTTATTACGCAACCAGATGTGACGTTAATAATAGAGTTCAGCGCCGCATCTAAAGACTGTTCTATCATTTCATTACACCCCTATTGTCATACTTCCATTGTCACAGCTTCTACTTCTGCCGCCGTAGTTGCTGCTTCTACTTTTTCTTTCGCTGCACGGTAGGCTGTGTGCAAAGCATTACTACGCACCGCCACGGCAGCAATAACCATACGCAAATCATTAGCTGTCACTTTAACATCTTGATTATCTGCCGTAGTCCAATCAATGCTTGCGTCCTCGCCTTGTAACGATAAGGCGAGGATAGCTGCATTGATGCGGTCTCTCGCTTTGTCGTCATAGTCGAAGCTATGTCCGTTGTATTCGATTGGCTCAACCTCGGCAGAGTCACGCTGACGCTTTAGCGTCAAGATTTTACGCTGTTTTACGTTTTCAATAGGTTCTTCCTCATGCGTAACGGTTACACCTAATTCTGTTAAAGCCTCGTCACCGATTGACAATGGGATAAACACGCCGTCTTTGCCTAACGCTTCGGAAAGCTCATATAAATTAGAGTAGGTCTGCTCTTTGTATGTATAAGTTGTTTTCACGGCCCGCCTCCTTAATTAAACACAATTTCGATTTTAAATTTCTTGCCGACGTTTGCCTTTGAAAACATACGCACAGCGTCAGAAGTTAGATTCTGTGCATATTCATAAAAGCCAGGGACGTAGCTCTGATATTGTATACTCGGAAATTCGATGCTTACCATGGTGTTTGTTTCCATTGATGTTACTTTAACAGTGACATTGTATTTGCCCCCAGTGACACCCTCGACATTGAAAGCAAAATCAAGCCAACCTCCATAATAGCTTATCATAACAAGAGTAACAGCCTTGCCATCGTGTTTCACATTACCTTCGACTTCACCAAACGTAGCATTATAACGTGAATAGCCATATTGATAGCCTAGCTGTCCCATGGTCATAATAAAAACATTATCTCCAGCAGTCCCTCCACCAGCAGCAGTTTTCTTTGATAACATCAATCTATTAAGTCCCATTTCGTCACCTCACGACAATGCACTTGCCTGTACAACACTTGACAAATCACCGCTGCTATTTTTGATTAGCAGTATATTTAATAGTAATCCGTTAACTGTGATAGCTAAATCGGACGCATTACCTACATATTTTAGAGTGCCAGCATTAGTGATGCTCAGAGTGTATGCACCATTCGCAGTAATATAGGCAGTAAATAATGTAGCGTCACCATTGTTTAACAGCCCTGCTAATTCTGACATATCTAGTGTAAAGTCACCCTGTACATTATATACTGCCACCGACTCAGACGGATTATCAATAGCACCGCTAATACGAGGTGCATTATAACTTTCAAAGTTAAATTTCATTTTTTGGAAGGTCTGTTTCCCCGTCCATGTATTTTCTGCTGAAAGACTTACTCCGTCCCCTCCGCTAACAGTAATACTAACATTGCCATCAGTGTCGGGTTTTGTGCCATTAACGCTCTTAACAACACCACTAACATCTGCTTTAGTAGCATAAGTTTCGGTAATTACATTACCTGCCCCATCTTGTGTAGCTTTGGCTGCGGTACCTGTATAATTAGTAGCATTAATTGACCCTATAGCCTGCGAGCCTTGTCGCCATGCTATTGTAGAGGTTGCACCCATTAAAGCGAAACCAGAGAAAATATCAGTCCCGACTTTATTCAACAGTGCATTATAGATAGCTTTATTTTGGACAGGGTTAGTGGAAGTATCAGACAGTTCAGCATCAACAGTAACGCCACCATCAGCACCATCTTTACCTCTAGGCAACGTAAAATTCAAAACAACATTACTAGCAGTGCCACTATTGGTAACACTTGCATTACTACCTGCTGCACCTGTAGTCACGCTACCAATCTTGATAGACGCAGCAGTACCTGTATCACCTTTTGCGCCTTTAATATTCACACTTTTGGGGTTAGTCAGTCCAGCTTTATTCGTCCAACTTAAGACACCCTCCGTAGACACACTAGGAACAAACACATTAACATTCTCACTATAATTTTTAGCATTGTCCATGTAGGTTTTTGCATTGTTACTGTAGGTCTGTGCTTCATTCGCGCTGTTTCTTGCAGCAGACGCAAAGTTACTAGCAGTAGTAGCAGCAGACTGTGCCGCTTCCTTGCTGGCTTCTGCGTTGTTTTCGCTAATTTTGGCATTGGCTTCGCTTGCCTTTGCGTTGGTTGCAGATGCCGTAGCGTCAGCCTTGGCGGTTAATGCCTCCTGCTTATAACCACTCGTCAGCTCCGCATTTTCAGCAGCGCTTGCAGCAGATAAGCTCGCGTACTGTGCGCTGTTACCTGCTACGCCTGCTGATTCGAATGCACTATCTTCACTCTTTGCTGCCGCAGTTGCGCTTGCAGCGGCACTCTGTGCTTGTGCTTGAGTCTGCGCGTAAACACCTTGCGCCAATGGCAAAACCTTTGCCGGGTCTTCCGACAATTCAAGTTTTTTTCCGTCGTCGCTAATTCTAAAGCTCTTGCCGTTCTCCCACGGGATTACAGTATCAATATCAGTACTTTTGCTTACACCGATTTTCAAACTTCTGTCGGTAGTATCGGTAAGCTGTTGCGCAATCATCGTCAATTTGTCACCGATTGCCTCAACCTGGTTAAAAGGATATTGGTCTGGCAAATCCGTTTCCTGCGTTACCGGCACTTCCCTATAAATCGTCAGTTTCCAACCTGTCGGCAACGCCGGCGGCCGTTCACTCTCCGGCACTTCTGCGCCGACTGCATAACCTGGATAACGTACAACATTCTTTTCAACATCAACGTAATAATCTTTAGTCAGCAGTTTTTCTTTGCCGTCTGCGTCTGTCAGCATAACTTTAATGTCTGTTCGGTCTAAAATTTTAAACTGATACGCAAACTCTGTTGCATTTCCATTGCCGTTATATGTGATTCTGTTATCGACATGAGCAATCATAATAGCTCCCCTTTCGTTTATTCATAAAAAGAAAATGTCTATCTAAAAATTAGATAGACATTAAATGATTTACTTTCTTTAATTTTAGCACACAATTTTGCTAACTTTAGCAATGAGCATTTGTGAAATTCTTATGTACATTTTATAGCGATTGCGATATACTATAATGCAAAGAAAGGAGTGCTTTATATGCCTATACTTTTTATGCTTATCATGCTTGTACTAATTTGGTTTGGCTTTCACTTACTCGCTGCAATCATCACGAGCGTAGCGCCGGGAGCAGCGTTTCTGTTTCACGATAACGGCATAGCCACATTCATTTTTTCTTTATCATTGTTTATGGGCTTTCCACTCGTGGTCTGCGTGCCTATCGCCATTATAGCAGGGTTCATCTTCGCTGAAACGTGGTACACAACTGTGCTGCAATATCTCACGCTTGAAGCAATGCTCGCCATTCTCTCTGTAATCGCGACGCTCGTTTTTGGCGCAGGCTCAGAAATAGCCGAATCAATATCACGCAAAAGAAAATAAACCAGCATATTCATTTTAAATCTGGCAGTTTTTACACTGCCAGATTTTTTTATTTTACTACTTCTTTACCATAAGCTACTGCTCGTGTTTACGTTCGGAACGCGGGCGACGCTTAATCAAGTCTTGCAGTTCAAAGTCCATATTATCCTCAGCAATATCTAGGCTATTGAATAGGATATTGACGATACCAGCAGGAACGCCGCGCCATGCGCCAAAAACATACGCCGCCTGCTCTGCTAGTTCACCCGGACCTTCTTCGCCTCGGGCAACTTTGCCTGCACGTCTTATAACTGTAAAGCCTTTGTCCATCAAGCCTTGCACCGCTGTCAATCTGTAGCCGTAGTTTCTCATACCTAGCAATGTTTGCACGCCAACATTCGCCGCTTGCACAACGGGGCCGCCCATAGACAACGGGTAGTTGATAAGCTCTTTTGACAATTTGCGATAACCGTCCTCGTCTTTCTCAAAAGGAGCGGTTAAGGAAAGCTCTGCTATAGCCACGTTCAGGAAGCACACGCTGAGAAATTTGGCACCAACAAAAGCAATCAGCCGTTCAACCATTTCTTTTTTCTCGCCGCTATTCCATAACCTTTTTACAATATGTGCCTCTCTGTCCCATTGGTTAAACTGCGTATTGAAAAATCCCTGGAACATCGTAAACACTCTGAATAAGCCGCTGCTACGTTGCAGGCTTGATACATCGTGAATACGGCTGCTGCCTAACGTGCGGCGAATAACAGTATTCGCAAAGTCTAGTGCTTCCTGCTCTGTCTTACCTTCGTTGATTTTCTTCATGTATGCTTCTGCAAATACCGGCTTTGCAGTCATCATGTCAGTGTAGCCTAAAAGCAATGCGCCATATTTCAGCGTCTTTTTCTCAATCGGGTCAAGGTCAGAACGCTTCTGAATATCCCTTAACGTAATGTCTGGCACTTGCGAACGCTCACGCATAAAAGCGCTTTTTGCACAAATAGCGTCTACTTCTGCTCTGCCTTCACCTGTAAAGTTGCGAAGTAAAGCTCTGAAAGCGTCGGCATGAGTAAAGCCTTCTGTGCTATTACCATAAAGAAATATGTTAGTAGTGTTCAGCAATGCCGCTTTAAAGTTAAATATAATAGCCATATTTATTGTGGCATTACGTAAAGCGTTGGCAATCTTTGTAAATGTCTTTTCTGCCATGTACGCTGTCTTATTGCCGTATGGGTTAGCGCAAGCCTGCAAAAACTCTCTAAAAAGTCTTACGTTTGTATCGCCTAAACGCTCAACCATGTTGCGGTAAATATCCTCATCGTTCAGTATCTTTCTGAAATCAAGCATTGTTTCACGATAACAAATATCGTGAATAGTGCTTTTTACCGCCGTAACCTCACTGCCACGCGATAAGTCTACGGGATATTTGCCGCCAGTACGTGACTTACTGGAACTGGTATTAGTAGCAAAAGTCCGCTGCGGCGGTCTGCTGCCTTCCTCGGTGCTGTCGATTCTGTCAAATTTACCGGGCATACTGCCGGTGCGTGTATCGCGTTCCAACGGGAAGTAGCCACCGTCAAATACAACGCTTTCGCCGCTTGCAAGCTTCATCACCAGCGGCGATGCTTCAATCTTCGGCGGTTCAAAGCCTTTTGTTCTGCGGTTGACTTCTGCCAGCATAGGCCAGAATTTACTTGCTGCATTGATACGTGCCTGCGCATAGGCAATATCTGCTTTAGTCAGATGCTTGCACAAAAACTCTATAAGGTTTTGTTTGGTTTGCAGCATTGCTTCTTCTCTGCCTATAAGCTCCGATTCTTCCACCCATATATCAGAATTCTTTACGCCTACCGGTTTTTGCGAACACAGCCTTGCAGCATTGCTGTCGCTGCCCAGGTTGCACAGCATAGCAATCAAAGCATGCTTATCTGCACTGCCGCCAAGCTCTTCGTAATAAATTCTCTGTTCATGTGCAATACCTGTTTTCTTGTCCGGTTCCCATTTCTGCAAAGCATCTATAAGCTCGTTCTGGTAACTTTCAAGCATCGTGCTTTCCATATCTGCGCAATGGTTGATTTTGTTGTAAAACTCCCTAGTAAAATAACCTTCTTCCGTCCAATTATCCATCATCAAAAAAAAGTTATCAGCGTTACGCAGTGTAGCTATGATATTTTTAGGCCAGTCAATAATTCGCTTGCGCAGGCTCTTTTTGCTGTCGCTGCCAATCTCCGCTTCATACTCTACCGGCAATTCTTGCAGGTGCGCTATCGTATCAGCCTTAACCTTTTCAAAGGCTTCACCGGCAGCAATTTTATTCATCTTCGTATCTTGCTTTGCAATAGCACGAATGTTTTTCAGTGCGTCGATAACGTCCATATAGTTTGCAAGGCTAAGCTGCGGCGCGTTGGTCAAATCATTATTCGGATTCAGAACAAACTCCGGCATAGAAATAATTTCGTCACCGTACTTTGCCTGCATCTCTGCAATGTAATCGCTAAGCGGCTGCACTTCTCTGCCGTTGGTGTTAAAGTCCTTGCGGTGATAGCCCATACGCTCCAGCAATGCGCACATTTGGAAGAAGTGCTGCTCTGTTCCCCACACTTCTTTCTTGCTGTGCATCTGCTTTCTGACGTACTTTCTTGCGCTTTCAATCTGATGTTTGGCCTTGACTGCTTCACGATACAAAGCGTGATTAATCATCTGCTGTTGCTTATACATAGCCGCTTCTTCCAAAAGGCCAGCTTTCGCAGCCTTGTTTGCATTAGCCGCCGCTCTGCGTTCTGCCATAGCAAATCTTCTCGGCTTCATAACTTCGCCTGCTGGCAAAGTCTGAATATAGCGTTTAGCAAAATTGTCTGCGTTCTGCTTCCGCACTTTAGCAATATTCTCACGCTCTTTTTGCTTAATATCCTTGTCGCTTATTTCGTTGAGTGCCTCATCAATAAGCTGTTGTTCAAGTGCAACCACTTCGCCGCTTTCGTCATTGTAGAGTGCTTCCCTTGCCGCCTCTCTTGCCTGTTCACGCTCCTGCATGAAGTCGGGGAATCTGCGGTTCACAGCCTTGTCAATCTCTTGACGTACCATAGCTCTTTCGCTCGGTGAAGTCAAAATATCCTGCGCCATGGCATCGCCACTGTCATAGCCCAAACTGTCAGCCACCCAGTCAAACAGTTCTCTCTGCTCGTTAGACAAGGCACGCTTTTTGCTCATCTCCACAAGGTCGACTTTATCCGGATTAGTTTCAAGCTCATGCTTCAAGGCTTTAAGCTCGTTAAGCTCCGTAAGTTGTTCACCCTCTACCAACGTTTCGGCAATCTCTTTCAAGCCTTCTTCGCTTTTGAGCTTTGCTCTGTCACCGCCGTTGCGAATGTAGTTTCTCGCCCAGTTATCCTGCACGTCGCTACCCTCATTCTCATTGACGGTATAACCTTCGACAATCTCTCTTGCCATTTCATAGCCGCTGGCATAGCCGTTTTCCTCTGCTATCTGGTCAAAGAGTTCTTTTTGCTCCTGCGATAATTGGTTGCGCTTACTTTCTTTTACCAGGTCGACACCTTCGGGGTCTGTTTCAAGTCTATGTTTCAAGGCTTGCAGTCTGTCCAGCTCATCTACAATATGCTTAAAGTCTGCCTTAATTTCAGCGTCGCCATAATCTAAACCGGTGCTACGCAAATCGTAGTAGTCTGCTATATCTTCGCCTCTTGCAATCTTTTCGGCAATTCTTCTGCGTCCTTTTTTGCTGGTCAAGTCGCTTATGTTGCCGCCGTAATCGTGAACGTATCTTGATACCCAGTTGACATTACGAATACTGTCGCCTGCTTCATGGAATACAAGGCCTTCAATATCCGCTTGCTCTAAAGCTCGCTTAGTCCAATGACGTTTTCCGTCCTTGCCTATCTCACCAAAATCAACCAAGACTGCGCTCTGGTCCGGTATGCCTGCAAAATCGTTTGCATACGTGCCTTCTGTTCTATTGGTTGCGGCGAAGTAGCCCCACTTGCCATTGATAAAAAACGCACGCTCACTCTTGACTGTATCTTGATATTCCGCAAGCTCACTTTCTATTCTGTCAGCAATAGGATTTAAAATATCATCAATAGCTCTGTTTGTATCTTTTAATAACTCGTTATAGTTTATGCGTTCATTGCCATAAATATATTTTCTTGCAAGCCTACGCGGATTAGCTTCGATTGTTTCCCATTCGTTGATTTTCTGCTTGAAGTTAGCATGAGCCATGCCGTGTTCATCAACAACGAATGTAGGATTGGTAACAGTTTTCTGTCTTGACTTGCTAAACATAGCAACGAGCATATCTTCGGCGTTGGCAATACGCTCTTTAGAAAGTGTGCCATATGTGTCGACTTCTGCTTGCAGATACTCAACTATCGGATTGAGTATATCGTCAATGCTGGCATTGGTATCGTTCAGCATATCATTATAGTTTGGCAGTATGCTTCCTAAAACGTGCCTGTACTTTCTTGCTATAATTGCAGGATTGGCAAGCTTTGTTTTGCGCCATGGAGTATCCGAATTATTAGCATGAGCCATGCCGTGCTCATCGTCTATAAAGTGCGAATCAACAACCTTAACTTCCTTACCAAACTCATAACCTACCTGATGTCTTGCACGATTGACAAGTTCCCATGCTACTGCTTCTTCAATCTGCGGTCGTATTTCTTCGATGAAGGCAGCCTTTTCAGCTCTGCGCTTTGCACTGAAATCAGCCATTGCTCGCCTTGTCAGAATATCCACGGCCTTGTCTTTAGCCTTCAAGATTTTATCCTGCAAGGCCTTTTTGTTTTGGTCTGATAACTTGGATGTTATATTTTCCGGCAAGCCGCCAAATATACCTTCCATGCGTGCCATAACTTCAATTTCTTCACGGCACGCCAACATTCTGTCGAATACCTGCCGTACTTCCGGCGTTAATTCTGCCGCATTTTCGCTTCTTGCTATCTTACTATAAATAGCTGATAACCAATTAGCGAATCTCTGGAACACTCCGCGCAAGCCAACACTAGGCGCTTTGCCTTCCATGATGTAGGTTTCAAATGCTTCTGCCAGCTTTTCATGCCCGGCTCTCTTTGCTTCAACGTCACCGCTTGCCCATGTTTCAGCATCAATGCCTGCATACTCCATGAGTTTTTTTGCATCAGCATTTAGTCTTGCGTTGCTGGGGTCTGCCAGTGCTTCGTTAATCATGGTTTCCACAAAATAGTGTCCTGTTTCATGGATAACTGTACTTGCATCCGCGCCCTTGAAAAGAGTGATAATATAAGAACCATCTTCCGCCGGGGAAAACATACCTTTATCTTTCAGTGTACCATTGACAATTTTTTGTTGCTTGTAATTATCTGCTTTTTGTGATACACTATCAGCAAAAGAGGACGTTTTGTTTGAGATACTGGGCTGAGCCTTGAATTGCTCGGAACCCGAGGGCTTGAACGCGTCCTCTATTTTTTTATACTCACTTTCGTTAAAAACATTATGATTATAATATGATAATGATTTATCATTATGTTCTCTTACTGTAACAACTACATAACGTTTTTCACCATTAACATTCAGTGCAGAATGAATATAATAAAAATTCTCGTCTGAATGTTTTTCTTTTTGCGGCGCAGATTCTGTAACGAAATTACCATTCTCCATAATTTCACGTAAATAGCGCAATGCAAAAAGTTTTTCTTTTTTAGCGGAAGTGTGTTCCATTTTCTTTCTGCCACTTGTGCCAAATTTAATATTATTTTCTTGATACCCTTTATCTATTCTAATATCACCCAATACACTATTATGAACGCTCGTGCCTTGCAAGTTGTCCCTATACCATGCAAAAGCCTTTTTCTGCAAGCTCTTCAAATCTGAATAGTGTCCCATCTCATTTCCGGTAATATTAGTAGTATAGAATTGCTCTTTTTTAAGCACTCCTCCCTTGCTAAACCAGCCATTCTTTTGTTTAGCTTTGCCGCCATCTTCAAAGCGCAGCTTATTCTTTTGCAGCCACGCAGCAGGATTTTCGGGGTCTGCAATAAGCGCGCGGCTCTCCAATACTAAACGCAAATTACCGGCATGAGATTTATTCATACCGGCTTTAGTAGCGCTGCCTACAATAGCGTCAAGTTCTGCATCAAGCTCCGTACTTGCTTGCCTGGTTAAGTTGTAGCCTTCTCGCAGTTCTTTGCGCGTCTTTGCACCACCGTCCGACAATTCGCCGTTACTGTCAAAATACATATTGTCTTTCGTAGCTTCAAAGAATGCATTGTCCTTAGCCATTGCCGCCGTAAACTTGCCGCGGCTAATATCAATATCCTGCCCCAGCTCCGCCGCAGTTGCCACTTCTTCCGCTGTCACACCTAACTCGTCAAAAAGTTTATTGTTATTGCTAGTCTGCTTGTAGCCTTCCAAGTCCTGTGCAGATACTGTTACTGTATCGTCCTCAAAGTTAGGATTATTCGCTTCAATTTCAGCCGCCGCACGTTCCGGGTTAATGCCTGTTTCTTTGATTCGTTCAGCATCCGCTACTAACTTCGCCTTACGTTCTTCGTTAGCTTTTAATGCGACGTGCTCAACAACGCTGTCAACTGCAACGCTTACGCCGCTAACACTACCGCCAAGAATAGCACCAATAAGGCCGCTATATCCTGCTTCCTTCAAGTTCTGCTGCCAGTTCTCGCCCCACTTCTCTGCAAGTTTGGCAGTGCTTGCGCCGGGGTTCTTTGCCCATAAGTCCGTAGCTTGCTCCGGGAATTCCTGCAATGCTTCGGTAACACCTTCTTCAAGGCCACGTTTGGTAACTTCCCATATCTTAGTTTTCAGTCCGCTACCGGCAGGCATCTTTTTAAGCAGTCTGCCAAGCGGCAGTTCTTCTAATACTGCCTGCGGGATTGCATTCATCAAGCCAGCCTCCGCTGCTCTGGTTGCGCTTACGCCCTCTTTGCGCAGTCGCAGGTATTGTTCGCTGCTGATGTTTGCACCATTGTAAAGCATACTGATAGCGTGTACAGTTTTTGCACCTGCACCGGCAGCACCTACACCTTTAGTCAGTGCAAGCTGTACTAAAAGCTGAATGCCGTTTTCAGCCAAATCATAAACAAGTTGCCCAGCCGCCGTATCAGCCTTAACTTCTTCGCGCTTCAAAATCTCATCGGTGACATAGCCTAAAGCCTTGCTGATGTTCTCTGATTGGTCATACTCTTTAACAACATTCTTGTCACCCTTATGAGCTTCAATATTAGCGTCAACGGTCGCTTTAGCCGCACCGAATAAGCCACGCACCGAACCTTTAAGGCCGTTCATTACGGCAGTGCCTATGCCTGGTTTATCATCGTTGATAATGCTGCTAGTATCAATCGTCGGTGAGCTATTGCTCTGTACTGCCTGCGAAACCTTATTGTACTCATCGTCGCTCATTTTTTGCAGGTCATAATAGCCTAGAGTTTCAGCAGGTGACAAGCCGCTGTCAATATCAGCAATAAAGCCATAATTAGCATATTCCTTTTTTGCCTTTAATCTGCGGTCGAATTCGTCTAAAGGTTCATTAGCCATTTAGTAATCTCCTTTCAGTAACTTTGCCAGATATGCACCGTTTATTTTGCCCGATGTGCCATCCAGCCATTTAACATCGTACCAATCATCACCGGTTTTGTTTACGCTTGCGATACCACGTGCAATCAAATCTGCGTCACTTGCTTTTATATCTTCTGTACTGTCAAACCAGAATGAATGTTTTTCGGTAACATAGCTGCCGTAAACCTTAGTAGTTACGCAGTTTCTCAAGGCTTCCAACAACTCCGTTTCACCCGGATTCATGCCGTGATTTTTTACGCGATAAGCGCGTACCCATTGCCGGCCGTAGTTTTGGATTTTTTTCTTATACAGTGCATCGGCATTTTTGCCTGCGACTTGTTGTACAAGGCCTTCCATATCAAAAGCAAATTCGCCTGTACCGCTATACCAATCGTTGTATATTTTTTCTAACTTCCCGCGCTGTGCAGACGATGCACCTTTGTTAGCAGCGTATGCTAAGAATTGGTCAATGCTAGAAAACTTGCCTTCTTGCAGCATGTCTTCCAGTACGCCTATTGCATCGTCATCAAGTTTTCCGTTACCGCCACCACTGCTTCCGCTTCTGCCTTGCGGTCCGTATATTGCCGTTACCGCATTACGATATGTTACGTACTTGTCGGGGTCACTGCCTGCTTGATTAGTAGCCCACGCCATAGCATCACTATAGCTTGTGCCGTTATTAAACATACTAAATAATTCGCTCTTTATTCCTTCAAAAAGTTTGTTTTTCTTATAAGTTTCTATTCTGTCATGGTCTGCCTTAATAGTGCGGTACTGCTTTATAATGCGGTCTTGCTCATCCTGGCTCATGCTGCGTGTGCTGCGCACGCTTCCTGCTCTGTTGGTAACACTCTCTGCGTATTCTTTGATACTAGGCTCATTCCCATGTTGCGGTGTGTCCCAAGTATTCCCCCATACATCCGTTGTTTTACCGCTCACCCAGCGTTGTGCATTAGTTTCTCCGCTATACCATGCTACCGCCGCACCTGCTGCACCGTATTTATCATAGTATTGTTTTAACTTAAAGCGTGCGACTTTTTCTTGATTTTCCGGTGTCATTTCTGCACCTGCTGGCAAGCCTGCTTCTTGGCTCCAACTAGGCCAGTTACTAGGCAAAATCTGATATTTGCCGCTTGCACCGGTGCGGCCATTCTTGGCGTTATAATTGCCGCCGCTCTCTTGAATACCGAAAGAAGTTAGCAAATTCTCAAAATCATTACCGCTTTCGCTGCCGCTAAATCCTTTCATGCCTTCAAGTTCTTTGCGTACTGCTTCTTCATTGTCGCCATATTTAGCATACAAATCTTTAGCGGTATTTCTTTCAAAAGCGCTGCTCTCTTTATCGTATGCCACCTTTTCAAAAGCAGCTCGCTGATTGGCAGTCAGATAACTACCGTACTTATCCATGATGTTACGCATAGTGCCATAATCTTCGTTGGTGATACTTGCGCCGACGGCACTTGCTACCACCTGCCCGATGTTGGCTCTGCTTTTAGATTCGATAAACTCTGCGCCACGCTTGCCATATATAGCGCTTGTCAGTAACTGTGTACGAATAATCTCATCTTGCAGTGCCTGCGGATTATTCCAGTTCTTCTGTACAAACTCGCAGGAGTTCTGAATATTATTGTCATAGCGTAAATCAGTGACTGCTTCTTTTTGCTTCTGCTCGTATTGGTCGACAGTCTGGAAGCCTTGCTGTGCGCTCTGATACATTAAATGGTCTAATGCAAGCTGATTCTTTTGGCTGTGCAGTTTGGTATTACTTAATACATCCTGCCTTGCCTTATTTATCTGCTCTGTGTAGCTTGCGCCTGCGCCGGCAGTGCCTTCTAATTTCGTATTCATAAGGCCGCTTTCATCGTTGTACATGATGTTATAGCGGCTCTTATTAAATATATCCATAGCGTTAAGGATAGACTGTTTGTCCTCATCCTCTTGCTGTGCTTCTACTGCTACCGCCCATTTGTTGGCGGCACCGGCAATAGCGGCAAGTCCTTTGCCGCCGCTGCCATAAGCGTTAAGGTCACTCGATACCTTGACAGTCGCACCGCCGCCGGCACCTAAATTGACGCTGCCTTGATAACCTGCAATCTTCATACTGCACCTCCCTTACCAGTTCCATTTAGTAAAGCCTGTATTATCCATGAACGGGTTATTCTTCTTTGCCTGGTTGTAAAGATTGAAGCCGTTCATATTGCTAGCAGGAAGATTGAAATCACTGTTAGCATCGTACCATTCATCACCGCTTACTGTAGTTGTTCCCTTGCTGCCGCCAATCATGCCTTTAGAGTAAGCGTTCGCCGCCGCACCTACAAGCGTACTAAACATCTGCATTTTGCCGTTGGCTTTAGCGTTCTTCGCCGCCGCATTATATGCGCTTGCCTGGTTGCGATAATTAACCTCGTTTACATAAGTGCTCCACGCATCATTACGCTGATTCTGCAACAGATTCATACTGTCTTTTTTGTAAGCGTCCTCACTGCTTGAAAGAATATCGCTGACACTGCCGCTGCCGGTTAGCCCGCTGCTGCCGGCAGCCGCCAGTGCCTGCCCTCTTGCAAGCCTCATTCTATCGTTGAGTTGGCTTTGCTTCTGCGCATACGCTTCTGCCTGCTGCTCACGTTGGCGGTTCATAATAGCCGCGTTCTGCTGTGCAGCCTGCGCCTGCGCTTTATATGCCTGCTCCTGCTGTTTGGCCTGCTGATGTTGTCCGCTTAACTGCATAACAGTTTTCAGACCCATTAAGATTCCAAGTGTACCCATTACGCTCACTCCCCTCTATATGGAATATAAAACTGATAAAACTTTTTGCCGTCCCAACCTGTTTTAGGCTCTACCAAAAATACCGCTCCCAAGTGTCTTAAATAGTTAATGCTAGTGCGGTTCTTCTCGTAGACGATATTGTGCAGCAGTCCATGCTTGCGTACCCATTCATTCAGCACTCTTTTTGCTTCCTTGAAAAGCAGGCTCTTTGTGTACCCGTTGTAAAGTTCGTTCGTACCTACCATCCAGATTCCGCGCCCCGGTGCGCCCCATTCCATAACGCCCTTGCCTAATATCGCAAGCAGTTTTCCGTCCTCACCACGGTATACCCTTGTTTCTTCGTCAAGCTTGATACTGCCGATAAGCACGAATACCGGGTCACTGCTTGCTTCCAAATCTTCCTTATCGTGCGGCCGTATATCTTGCATAAGTTCTTCAATCAACGGCACAACATTTTCTTTTGACTTATTATCAAGGATTTCAACAGTCCACTTCTTAGCCACCGAAAGACACCTCCCGCACTACCGCCAGCAAGTTAAAAGGATATGGCTCATCCGTAACGATAATCACTCTGCCTTCGTTGTTAAAGCCGCCAATAGGCAAAGTCATATGCTTGTCGCCGGTAAATAATTTAATATCGCTCACTGCGTTCTGTTCGTCAAAGTTCATCAAGTCCATAGTATTTATATCCGGACCGACCATACCGCCAAGAGAATTACTTAAGCGCAGGATGCAATTACTAATCTGCTTTTTGCGTCCTTGCATAGTGCCGTCGCCCGTCCTAATTTCGACGTTTGGCAGTTCCACGATACTCCTATAAGGCAAGCCAATAAAAGCGTGTTGTACGGCCGCTGGAAGCGTCACAGCGCCGTCCTGGCTTACTGTCAGTCCGCTATACATTCTTCCGTCACCGATAACAGTAACTTTTTCGCCTGCCAACTCTGCCGCATCAATCTCTGTTTCCCCACTGCTCTTTTCAGCAGTGCTATACTCAATAGCATTATCAAGCATAATATAATCGTCTGGGTTATTGCTCTTTGCAGGATTCTTTGCCAGATACTCGATGTTGCGTACCGTCACGCCGTTTATCTCTCGCTTTACTACAAGATAAATAATATCTTCGTCGCCTTCCTGCACTGCCGCCACTGCTTCAATCTTGCCCTGCGTTTCTATCGTCGACCAAGCATATACTTTCTGTTCCATGATGTAGGATAAGCAAGCCATGCTGCCGTCGCTTCTCACAAAGTATATAGTGCTGTCGGGTTCCTGCTTATATGCACTGTCGACAATCTGTACATTCTCTATGATATGCTTTGCCAGCAAGGTTAAATCGTTACCGCCGTAGCTGTCTGTTTCATAGCTATATGCCATATCCCTTACAGTGCTTCCACGGCCTTGTACAAACACGATTCTGCCGCCAATCATCAACGGCTCAACAGTGCTGCATCCGCGTGTAGTCTGCATTTTCGGTACGGCCTTAGATGGGGTTACAGTATCGCTGCCGCTTACTGTCCATTCGTTGCCAGCGGTCAAGACAATTAAATCGGTGCTTGCTATCAAATGCAAAATCTTAAACTGCTTGCGGCTCACGAACGCAAGTGCTACTGCGCTATCGTCGGTAACAGTGCCGCTTGCTTTCTCTACGCTGAAATTGCCGTAGTCACCGGTCCTGCTCATCCACACCATATAAGGCTGCTTCTTCGTGCCGCCAAAACATAATCTGTCCTGGAAAAAACAAAGTGTTTGCGGGTACCCGAATTCTTCACTCCATGCGCCCCACAAGAAATTAGTAGTCATATCCGTTGAGCCAAGTTCTTTTTCAACATGGGCTTTAGCTGTACTGTCGCTAGTGATTTCAGTAAGTTTTACAACGCCTTCCGCATTGTAGGCCATTGCTGTTAAATCAACAGTACAAGTACCGCTAGTTATAGTGCATACCGCCCTTAAAAATACCGGCTCTGTTACGCTGCCGCTTTCAGACGGGTTGTAGTCATTTCCGGATGTATATTTCCTGTATTCCTTCCAACTTTCGCCATCGTCACTCTTTTCTATAGTAAAACTACCGCTCCAGGTTCCGTGACTGATAACCTTCCAATTTTCGCCCACACGCACTCTTTCTGTAGTGCCGTTGCTGGTTGATACAGTCTTGCTGGCAATCTCTTGTTTAAGTTTGATATACGCACCAGCCTTACTGCCGGCGAAAATATTCTTGTTGCTCGTCAAGGTAATATCGCCTGTTGTTCCCGAAGGTGTCAATTCTTTATTGCCGGTATATAAAATCTTTGCCCAACCATCAGCGCCTGCTTTGCCAGCATTGTCTTTATATTTAGTACCCGCAACACCACCAATACCGCCACCACCTGCGCCATAGGTTGTGCCTTGCACGCCCCTTGTGTTTTCGTAACTGCCGTCAATAGATACACGGCTACCACCGCTACCGCCGGTACCACCTCTACCGGTCAAGCCGCAAGCCGTACTATTTCCGCCATTGCCGCCATTGGAAGCTGTTCCGTAACTACCTGTGCCGCCACCGCCAGCACC